AGAGCGGTGTCTAGGTAAGAGTTATTATTATGTTTCATTATAGTTTCCTATGTTATTAAGTCATGATTGACATTAAGTATTAGATGACGCGTCGAGGTAACGAGACGTGGTTGTATTGGGGGGTATGATAGTAGTAGATAGGGTACCGGAGTAGGTTCATGGTGGTAAAATCGGAAAGTAGGTTCAATTATTTAAAATGGGAGTCGGGGTGGTCTATTTGGTCGGAAGGGGGAGAAAGTGTCTCACCGATATAGATAATATTTTTTCAAAGAATTTCCTAAGAAAAATTTCTATGCTATGGTAAGTCAGCATGAATAAGCGTATTTGCGCATCTTGTGCAAAAAATCAACCTGAAAAAAATTTCCACGAAATATCTCACCCAAAAGGGCATTACTTTCGTAGGATCTGTAACGCTTGTAAAATACAATTATCCAACCACAAAAAATCTGCTACGCCAGAATCCTATTTAAAACATTTATTCTCACAATTAAAATATACCCGTAAAAAAAATAGCCCTGAACTTGGTTGGGACATAGAAATACAAGACCTACTCGACCGTTGGCATTTGCAAGAGGGCCGTTGTGCATTGTCAAATATCCTAATGACCTTTGCTAAAGATGGAGGGGGTAGAAAAGAATTTAATGTGTCTATAGATAGAATACATCCGCACACGGGATACAACCCTTCTAATATTCAGCTAGTTTGTTACCGTATAAATATGATGAAACACACACTCCCGGAAGAGGAGCTATATTGGTGGTGCAAGAATATAGTGACTAATAAGGAAGATATTTGATAAGATGCACACATGAGCGAGGCCGACGAAAGAAACGAACTTCAATCCCACTTCCCATATATGGGGTTGAAACTTAACGAATTAACTATTCAAGAAGAAAGGTTAATTCTTTTTTTTATAAAAGGTATGTCAAAAGCTGCCGCAGGACGTGCAGCTGGCTACCAAAACATGGAGAATGTTTATGCGATTTTTAAAAGAGAACCAATACAGAATGCTATTAACTACCTACGCAACGAAATGGTGGAAGATTGCAAATTTGACAGGAACCAAGCAACCAACATGTACCTCGAAGCGCACAGAAAATCCGCTAACTCTACAGAAGAAAAAAATGTCGTTGACTCGTTATGTAAACTACATGGACTCTTTGTCCCAGAAAACGCCACTCAAATAAATATTAACGTGGACAGAGTACAGCAGCTAGAAAAGCTGTCCGATGATGAGTTAGTAAAACTTGCAGGGCAAGACGAAAAGTATTTGGAACCTGGCAGATAGTGGTAGATAAGATTAAATGTACCGAGTGTAAAGTAGAGCACCCTACTACTTTACTGACCGAAGGAGTTTGTGTGTACTGTAATGCGGACGCCGCGCAGATTGCCCAGAGCCTTGATCAACCGGAGCCACAAGAATCTGCACCGGAGCTAGACGCACAGAAAGAAGCACAAAAAGAATTAGCAAAAAGAATACTTTCACGTAAACGTCTTCTCCCTTTTGTAGAAAGATTCAATCCAGAATATGAAGCGGGGTGGGTACATAAAGATATATGTAAACGGCTTGAACAGTTTAGTCAGGATGTGGTTGATAAAAAATCTCCTAGGTTAATGTTGTTTATGCCACCTCGACATGGGAAATCAACATTAGCTAGTGTTTCTTATCCCGCTTGGCATTTAGGTAGAAACCCAAAACACGAGTTTATAAGTTGTTCGTACTCTGGATCGTTGGCAATGGCTTTTAGTAGAAAAGTCCGTCATCTACTCCGGGAACCATTGTACAAGAATGTGTTTACCGAAGCAAAATTAGATCCAACTTCTCAGTCTGTTGAAGCATGGTTAACTACTAAAGGCGGCGGTTATGTAGCGGCCGGTGTTGGTGGTGGTATTACAGGTAAAGGAGCGCACGTACTTGTAATTGATGACCCTGTAAAAAACAGAGAAGACGCAGAATCAGATTTTAATAGGGAGAATGTTTGGGACTGGTACACCTCTACCGCGTACACGCGTCTTGCTCCAGGGGGAGGCATACTTGTAATTTTAACAAGATGGCACGATGACGATTTAGCAGGGAGACTATTAAAGTCCGCTGATGAAGGAGCAGATACTTGGGAAGTAGTAGAGTACCCCGCTATTGCAGAAAAAGAAGAAGAGTTTAGAGATGTTGGCGAAGCCTTGCACAAAGAACGTTACGATTTAGAAGCTCTTACTAAAATCCAAAAAGCTATTGGCCCTCGAGATTGGTCGGCGTTGTACCAACAGAACCCAGTATCAGACGAAGGTGATTACTTTACAAGAAGTATGATTAATTACTACGACTTTAAAGATGTAGATTTTGAGCGTATGAAATTTTACATAGCTTGGGATTTAGCTATTGGCCAAAAAGACAGGAACGACTATTCAGTAGGAATGGTTATGGGGGTCGATGAGTATGAACAACTTTACGTAGTAGATGTTGTACGCGGCCGGTTCGACGGATACGAACTTGTAGAAAAGATTTTAGACCTTTATGAAAAGTGGCACCCTCTAGCCGTAGGTATAGAAAAAGGTCATATAGAAATGGCTATTGGCCCTTTCTTAGAAAAACGTGTCCAAGAACGTAAACTTCATGAAGCTTATTTTTATGGTTTAAAAACTGGGCGCCGAGATAAAGAAGCAAGGGCAAGAGCGATACAAGGAAGGATGCAACAAGGCATGGTATATATTCCAAAAGACCCCGTTTGGGCCTCTTCACTTGTAGCAGAACTTTTACGATTTCCAAATGGAACCCACGATGACCAAGTAGACGCACTAGCATGGCTTGGTTTAATGATGACTGAGTTTGTAACTTATGTAGAAAATATAGAGCATGTTTCGTCCTGGCGTGATAAATTAGACGCCTTAGCTAAAGATTCTACTAAAAAATCCGCAATGAGCGCTTAATATGCCAAGTACAAAATATAAAAAAATGAAGAAGTTAAATGCAGCTGACGAGGCGCAGATAGCTAGAAACCAATGGGACCGTTACATTAGAGCAAGAGACAATGGTCATTTAGATTATATAGACATGGCAAAACGGTGCGATGCTTTTTATAGGGGAGAACAATGGGACGAAGCAGACATAGCCCAATTAGATAGTGAGGGAAGACCTGCTCTTACTATAAATACAATACTACCCACAGTCAACACTGTGTTAGCCGAACAAACTTCTAGGAGAGCAGACGTACAATTTAAACCCCGTCGCGGGGGCGAACAAGCAACAGCAGATACCCTTACAAAATTGTACATGCAGTTGGGTGATGCAAACAAATTAGATTGGGTAGAAAGCCAAGTTTTTTCAGATGGGCTAATTGCGGATAGAGGGTACTTTGATGTACGAATGGATTTTGATGACCACATAGAAGGTGAAGTAAGAATAAAAGCAAAAGACCCTTTAGACATATTAATAGACCCAGACGCAAAAGAATGGGACCCAAAAACATGGAACGAAGTTTTTGAAACTAAGTGGATGTCGGTAGACGAGATAGAAGAAGTGTATGGTTTAAAAATGGCGGATCGGTTACGTATGATCGCAGAAAACGGGAGCACTTTAGGTATAGATTCTATAGAGTATGAAGAGAACAGATATGGAGATACTGGTACCGGGTTAGAGTATGGAAAAGACATGCCAAACGACCCAGAAGAATTAGGTGCTTGTAGATCAATAAGAGTAATAGAAAGGCAGTATAGAAGATTAGTTAAAACTAAATTTTATGTAGACCCACAAACTGGTGACCAAAGACAGGTGCCTGAAGTATGGGGTAAGAAAAAAATAGAAAAGTTTGCGGACCAGTACGGTCTAGCCGTAATAGAAAAATTAGCAAGAAAAGTAAGATGGACAGTTACAGCAGATCTAGTAGTGTTGCACGATGATTGGTCACCATATGCTGACTTTACTATTATTCCTTATTTCCCATATTGGAGAAGAGGAAAACCATTTGGCATGGTAAGAAACTTATTGTCTCCACAAGAACAGTTAAATAAAATATCCTCACAAGAGTTGCATATAGTAAACACAACCGCAAATAGTGGTTGGATAGTAGAGAACGGTTCTTTAACTGGTATGACGGCTGATGATTTAGAAGAGCACGGAGCAACCACTGGGCTAGTATTAGAATTTAATAGAGGTTCTTCCCCCCCTTCTAAAATTCCAGCCAACAACATACCGACTGGTTTAGATAGGTTAGGGATGAAAGCCGCCGCTAATATAAAAGAAATAAGTGGGGTTAATGATTCCATGTTAGGTAGTGACCATCAAGAAGTGTCTGGTGTAGCGATGCAACAAAAACAAGTTAGAGGCGCTTTAATGATACAAGTGCCATTAGATAATTTACAGAAAACTAGGCACTATCTAGCAGAAAATATATTAGGGCTAGTACAAAGGTTTTATTCTGAAGAAAGAGTAATACAAGTTACTAACGAAGATGACCCTATGAAACCTAGAGAGCCTATGGTTGTAAATCAAATGACCCCCGAGGGTATAGTAATTAATGACCTTACTTTAGGGGAGTATGATGTAATAATAGGAACGCAACCTGCAAGAGACAGTTTTGATGAGACACAATTTGCAGAAGCGTTATCATTAAAATCTGTTGGGGTTCCAGTACCTGATGATATGATAGTAGAGTATTCACACCTTAAGAGAAAAGAAGAATTAGCAAGACGAATAAGAATAATGACTGGCCAAGAGCCACCTACTGAAGAAGAGGCACAAATGCAACAATTCCAAATGGAAGCACAAATTAGACAAGTACAATTAGAGATAGCAAAACTAGAAGCAGAAGTTTCTAAGTTACAATCTGAGTCAGCTGTTAACATAGCTAAAGTACAAGACATGACAGATGTCCAACCACAAATTGAAGTAGGTAAGATACAGTCTGAACTACAAATAAGGAGAGAAGAACTTGCTCTACGTCAAAGCTTGTCAGAAATGACTAATGAAGTTAGACGTGGACAATCAGAGATGCAGTCCGCTACTAAAATAGCATCGGCTGCTATGCAGAACGCCAGTAAAAATAATAAATAGGAGTAACTTATGGCCGAAGAGAAGAGTGTAGAAAACCAAGATGTGCAATTTGAAACCATGCCAGGTGCAGACCCTGTAAGCAAAGAAGAAAAAGATGGCTTTGGTATAGATTTAAGCTTTGAGGAAAACAATGAAGACTCAGAAGAAACTGATGATACTGAAGAAACAGCAGAAGAAAATTCAGAGGAAGAAGAAGAAACTGTTGCAGAAACAGAAGGAGAAATTGTTGCAGAAAAAGAAACTAAGGAACCTACAGAAGAAGTTCTTTCAGGAGATGATGGAGAGCTACAAGAAGAACCTGTAGACAGAAAAAAATCTCCTATGGTTCCTAAATCTAGGTTAGACGAAGTTTTAGCTAAACAAAAAGCTTTGCAAAAACAGTTAGACGATCAAAATCAAAAAAAGGCAGAAGTAATACAAGAAGCCCCAGAGTTTGATTTTTCTTCTAAAGAGATAGAGTACCAACAACTTGTTTTAGACGGAGAATCTGATAAAGCTACTTCTTTACGTAATGAGATGAGAGCGGCAGAAAAACAACAAGTAATGTTTGAAGTACAGCAACAAATGGGACAGACGGTGCAACAAAGCCAAGAAGTAATGAATTTACAAACGGCTGCAAAAGAAATAGAAGCCTCATATCCTATTCTTGACGAAAACAGCCCAGATTATGATGCGGAACTACAAAAAGAAGTTATAGATCTACGAGATGCTTTTGTTGTGCAAGGGTACGATGCAAGTGATGCTTTAAAAAAAGCAGCTACTTATACTTTAGCAGTTAAAGCCCCAGAACTTTTAAATGTATCTGAGGAAAGCGTTGTAGCCTCCCCTAATTTAAAAGAAGTTAATGAAAAAAAGAAACAAGCTACAGTAACTAAAAAATTAGCTGCAGCTAATGCACAACCCCCAGAACTAAAAGGGGAAAGCAATTCAGATAGGGGTGAGTCTACGTTAGACGTAAAAACTTTATCAGATGATGAGTTTAGTGCATTGCCAGAAGAAACTTTACGCAGAATGCGTGGTGACTTTGGATAAACACTGGTGTACTATATAAGAATTCGTTAAGTCAGAACGATATCTGACCCTGATCGTTTCAGGTTAATCAACGTATTTCGTCTATCAAGACGTTAAAAAGGTCGAGGTCGTTCTCGTAAAAGTTACGGATTCGTCTCCTCACGATACGGGGTACACGGATTATTTTGCCACTCCAATAAGTTGGCAGGTAATAGTAACGTTTTAAATAACATAATATAGGAGAAGCTATAATGGCTAATACTAATTTTGCGTCACTGACCACCGAACAACTTACGGCTTGGTCACGTGATTTCTGGCGCGTTGCTCGTAACATGTCTTTCATCAACCAGTTTGCTGGTTCTGGGTCCAACGCTATGGTCCAAAGAATAAGTGAACTTACTAAATCTGAAAAAGGAGCTAAAGCCGTATTAACGCTTTTAGCCGATATGACAGGTGATGGTATAACTGGAGATAACACTCTAGAAGGTAATGAAGAATCATTACGTGCATTCGACATAACTGTTCAACTAGATCAACTCAGGTTTGCTAACAGACTTGCAGGGAGACTAGCTGATCAAAAATCTGTGGTTAATTTCCGTGAAAATTCTAGAGATGCTCTTGCTTACGCAATAGCTGATAGAATCGACCAATTAGCGTTTTTAACGCTTTCTGGTATTTCATACACACAGAAAAATAATGGTGCATTAAGACCTGTTTATACTTCAGGTCAAAATCTAGGTGATCTCGCTTTTGGAAGCGATGTTTCCGCTCCATCGTCTAATAGACATAGAAGATTTGATGCTACTAATGGTATCGTAGCTGGTGATGTTACTGCAACTGTTGCAGCTGACAAACTAACTTACGGTGCAATTGTGGACCTAAAAGCCTACGCTAAAGACAACTACATCCGTGGTTTAAGAGGCGCTGGTAACGAAGAGATATTCCATCTTTTTGTAACCCCACAAGTAATGGCCGACCTTAAACTTGATTCAGACTTCTTGGCTAACGTCAGGAATGCTGGTATTAGAGGACCAAATTCAACTTTGTTCTCTGGTTCTTCAAGCTTAATGGTTGATGGAGTAATGGTTCACGAATTCAGACACGTATTTAATACGTCTGGTGCTACTACTGGTGCATCAGGAAATGCTGGATCCGCTGGATACAAGTGGGGCGCTGACGCTGATGTCAATGGTTCTGCTTCATTGTTCTGTGGAGCTCAAGCTCTTGCAATGGCTGATATCGGACTGCCGGATATGGTTGAAGATAATTTTGACTACGGAAACCAAAATGGTATTTCTGTAGGAAAAATATTCGGTCTTAGGAAGCCTAAATTCCAAAGCGACATTAATGGCGCTGTAGAGGATTTTGGTGTAATCAGACTTGATGTTGCTTACGGCTAAATCAAGTTCAATTAAAGTGAAAGCCATCTTTTTGGTGGCTTTCCTTTATTTTTAATTTAAGGAGTAATTATGAAAGTAATAGCACACGAAGATATGTATATATCATCAACATGGGGGGCATCTATTAGATTATATGCTGACCAAGAAAAAGAAGTCGGAGATGACATGGGCCTTTTAGCTTTACAAGCAGGCGCAAGAAGAGTTGAAGACTCACCACTTAGAAACCCTTCTCTTATAGCTAGAGAGGAAGAAAAAGTAGAAGAGGCCGAGATAGTAGTTGAGGTAGAAGATAATTCTAGATCAGAAAAACTAGAGGCAGCGATACAACAGATAATAGATAATGGAGACCCAAAAGATTTTACAACAGACGGGATGCCAAAGCAGTCCGTAATAAAAAAAGTATTTGGCGAACAAGTTACATCTGAAGAAAGAGATGAAACATGGGCCAAACTAATAGTGGAATAATGAGCTATGGCGGGAACAATAACAGGTGCTAATTTATTACTAAGGATTGAAGATACGCTTCAAGACCCTAGTAATGTACGTTGGACAGAAGCAGAGCTTCTTCGTTATATAAACGATGGGCAAAGAGAAATTGTTAATATAAGACCTGAAGCAACGTCTACTTCTGCTAACATAGCTTTAGCAGTAGGTACTGCACAGTCCATACCATCAGCAGCACTACGACTATTAAAAGTTGTACGTAATGTTTCAGCTGCTGGCAGCAGTGCAACAGGTGGAAGAACTATAAGGCTAGTAGAACAAGATATTCTAGATACACAAGAGCCAAGCTGGCATGACCCTACAGTTACAGGGGATGCAGCTCATAGTACTATAGTAAAACATTACATTTTTGATGAAGACGACCCTAGAAGATACTATGTATATCCAGGGGCTTCTTCTACAAGTACTTTTATAGAGATAGTATATTCAGACGCACCCTCAGACTTAGCGAATACATCTGCTACTCTAGACGTAGACGATATATATGCAAACGCAGTTGTAGACTATGCTTTGTACAGAGCGTTTATGAAAGACGCAGAAAATGCTGGTAACCAGCAAAGAGCTCAAGCACATTTTGCCTTGTTTAACACAAGTATAGGTAATGGGGCCCAGATTAGTAATTCTTCAAGCCCTAACTTAGACCCTATAAGAAACGCACCACCCCCGGTAGGAGTACAAGTTGGCTAGTTTTGATTCAATAATGAGAGATGTACTTCCGTACGTCCCGGGTTGCCCGGACTCGGTTGTAGAAAACTCTTTACGTTCTTCCTCAATAGAACTTTGCGAGAAAGCCGGCGTCTACACAAAAGAATTGGACCCTATAAGTACTACCGCTGGTATATATGAGTACGAGTTTGATCAGCCAGTAGGTACTAAAGTAGATAAGATAGTATGGGCCATATATGATGGTACTGACTTAGAAGCAATTACCCCTAGAGGGTTAGAAGGGCAAAACCCTAAATGGCGTAGTAATACAAGCACCCCAAAACATTTTATACAACAATCACCAGATACATTTTGGTTAGTTCCAGTACCAGATTCGTCTTTAAGTAACGCTATTATAATGAATGTTTCTTTAAAACCTTCTAGAACCTCTAATAACATAGCAACTGAAATTGCGGATGATTACAGAGACGCTATTGTTTATGGGTCTTTATATAGACTGTTACGTATGCCAGCAAGAGATTGGACCGACCCAGCAGCTGCAGCAGACTACGCCGGCTTATTTAGGCAGCAAGTAGAAGAGGCTTCTATAAAAGCTAGAAAGGCTAATATAGGGGTATCTAGGAAAGTTACATATGGTGGTGTAGGAGTAGGTGCAAATAGGCGATACCGGAGGTATGGATCGGAGAACGGTTAAATGGGAATAAAATTTAGTAAGATACACGTAGATGATTTACAATTTGTTTATGAGGAAATAGAAAAAAAGTTAAGATATATAATAAAGAAAAGTTACTCGGATTGGGTTCCAGCAGATGTGTACGTAGCTTTAAAAAATAAAGATGCAGATTTATATATTGGATACAAAGGGGATAAAAATGTTGCATTTATTATTACCAGTACACAACAAAACCACGGGGGCGGACCCACTCTATATGTTTGGGCGGCTTACCAAGATCCTAAGTACGGGTATGCAAAAGAGGGGTTTGAATTATTGGAAAAGCTTGCAACAAAAATACAAGCAGATAATATTGAGTTTCAAACGAGTAGGGAAGGGTGGAGCAAAGTTGCACCGGCCTTTGGATTTAAATTAGTAAGTTATGTTTATAGGAAGGATATGTAATGGCAAAATCACCAAAAAAAGAAGAATATAAAGCAAGCGAGAGTGAAAAAGCTAATGCTTCTATAGCAGCAGCAGAGCAAGATTACTTTCAAGAAACTTATGCCCCTCTGTTAAGACAGATGAGGGATAAAGCTTCTGGAGCCCAAGACAAATATACAGACGTATTGCAAGATAGAGCGCAAGCGGACAGTATGCAAGCCCTCACAGGCGGTAGGCCTAATTTAGCTGTGGTCCAAGGCGTAGACTATGCGGCTAACATGGCGTCAGGTGCGGTAGGTCAACAGCTACAAGCTAGAATGAAAGGGAAAGATATAGCCACAAACATGCAAGCGAATGTATTAGGCACAGCTAGAGGTCAACAATCAGATGCCGCCACTGGGTTAGGTGCCGCTTCTAGAATGGCTACAAGTTCGTTGCTAAGTGCTGCTAGAGATAAACAATCGGTAAGATCTGCTAGAGCTGGAGCTTTAGCGTCAACTGCCGGTACGTTCTTAGGTCAAATGGGTGAAAACAGCGCAGATACTGGTTCATATTGGAAGAAACCTGGGAAAATAACACAACAGGGTAGCGCGGAGAACAACTACAAACAAACTAGGGGCCCGAGTCAAAATGTTTTTGCAAGTATCTTTGGGGGTGGCTAATGGCATTTTCTAATATGGTTTCTGGCTTAGAAGAAAAACTTAAAGCAAGCCAACCCCAAGTAGACTCATACTTAGGGGGCTTACCTACTGTGTCCGACCCTGAAAAAACTTATGCTGATATAAATAAAAGTGAGTACTACAATTACATAAGAGACTTTCGCGGGTTTGAAGAAGAACAGATACAGTCCGCACAAACCGACACCTCACTAATTGACGGGGGCGCTAGAGATGCAGCACAACAATCTCAAATAGCTCAAGGGGTACAACAAAGAAATTTAGAAAGGTATGGTGGTGAGTTAACTCCTGCTCAGAAACAAGAACAAACAAGGGCTAATCAAAGGGGTAGTTCTTTAACTATGGCTAATAGTTTAAACAATTCAAGAATAGCCCAAGAAGAAGCTAATACAAAAAAATTAGCCGATTTAATTAATATAGGGCAAGGGGTTAACAGAAGTTCTATGTCACAAATGCAAAGTGCAGCTCAAGATGCGTCTTCTAGAAAGCAGGCTTACTCTTCAGCTAAAGCAAATGCAAAAGCACAGAATGCTGGTATGGTGGGTAGCTTAGCTTCCGCAGCAATACTAGCGTTCGCAATATAATATTATGGCAAATTTAGTAGACGGTTTTTTAGGTGGGTTTCAAAGAGCCGCAGGTTATGCTGATAGAAACCGCCAAGTTCAATCTCAAATGCAAATGCAAGACATGGCTGCAGCTGAGTTTAATAACCAGCAAGAAGACAGGTCCATGACGCAGTATGCTGCAAAAATGGACACCGCAATTACAGGCCTTACTAATACAGCACAACGTAAAGGAATACCATTAGTACATGCTGATGGTACTAAAAAAGGGGCGAATGACTATGGTTTAGACGATTTTGCAAAAGTGTATGGGAAAGAAGAGGCTATAAAAATATTTAACCGTACTGGGTTTGGTGCGGGGTCATTGGGCAAAAATAAATTTATAACTGATTTTAATATAATTGAAGGGGATGATGGCAAAAAACAAATAAAGGTTAATGTAGGAACTTATGACACAGATGAAGAGGGTAAAAATTACGTTTATTCTGAAAGATTCACTGGTGAGGGTAAAAAAGCAGCAGACGGTGGTGAGTATCAAGACTTAGATCTTGATTCAGCTAACCAAGTTTTTAGAAATTATTCTGTTGGTGTAAGACGAGCCGGGGGCCAATTAGCACAGCTAGGTGAGCTAGCCCCAGCACAAATAGCAGCAGCAGATGCTTCAATACGTAATTGGGGTGATAGGAATGCTACTGAAAAAGAAGGAAAAGATGCATTAAATGGTGATAGTACAATAGTAGATGATCAATCAGGAGATAACCAAGGTGTTGGTATAACTTATTCCCCCGCAAATCCAAGTGGTCAAACAGACGCAGACGGTTCTAGGCCTGAAATAGAAAATGTTCCTATGGAGGATAAACTAGCTGATTTTTTACCTCAGTTAACAACTGCAGGGGGCAATGCATACTCCGCTATTGAGGGTGGGTTCAGGCTAGAAAACGACCCTGCTACCCCTGCGTATGTAGACGCGAGTACAATAGGAGAATATGAAGGTTATATAGAGACTAATCCAGATGTACCATTTAATATGACACAGGGACAGTTTGATTCTTTAACGACTGAAGAACAAGAGGCTTATAAATACGCTTCTAGAGCTATAACTTATAAATCTATACAAGACCGTGCAAAACTCATACTCATGCCTGAAGGGTCAAGCGCTCGTGAAGGTGGTCTATTTAGTAGTGTCAGAAACAATCCTATGGATTATAAAGATGGTAAAAAAATAGCTGAAAGGGGCATGTCTACTTCTCAACGACAGGCTAAAGATAAAGCAAATAAGTTTTATGCAGACAACGAAGGCCAAATTTACTCTTATTTGGCTACTAATCCAGAAGCATTTAAAGAATTTAAAGAAGACCCAATAGCTTTTGCTAATAACCCTAAATACAACAAAAAGGGCAGGTTAATAAATGAAGAGCCATCATCCAAAGAAAGAGTAGATATGCTTAACGTAGGCAAAAACATCCAAGGCACTGTTAAGGGAGGTGTTACAGGTAACCCTACAGATGAAGACGCAAGCGCCGTTGCTACTGTTATTGCTAAAAATACAAACCCTAGTAACCAACAGGTTAATATGGCGGCTTATAGCAACGCAGCTAGAATAAATGTGTCTAAAACAGTTTTAGCTTCTATACCACAAGACTTACATAACCTTTATGCCCCTATGTTAGCTATATTTGAGCAGACAGGTCTTATGACCTTAGACCCAGCAAAACTTGCAAATACCACAGCCTCAATACAGTTACAAAAACAATACGCAAATGAAGCCTCAGACGGCGTAATGAAGAAAATAGATAAGTATAATGAACTATTAGTTGGAAAAGAGGGAGTTGCTACTGAGTATGACCTGGATGATTTAAAGGAGGGTAATTTTGCCCAGCAACTAGCGGCAGATATGTCAACCGCTCAAAGGCCCGCAGATATACACCTGTATTCTCAAAGCGTAGGCTTAATGTTAATGAAATACATGGAGAACGAAAGCCAAGAAGGCTTTATAAACACCATAAAAACTTGGTTTACAGGGGGGCAAAATGGTGGTGGGTTTAGAATAACCCCTAATGTAAGATTTTATGATAAAGCTGGTAACTTAACCCTTGATAGACCGACTCTTTCTAATGGTGGTTGGATAGCTACTATAGGAGAGAATAACCAACAAAAAGGCGGCCAAATAACTATTGCTAAACTACAAAATAATATGGACGCAGCAGCCGTTGACCTTCTATTAAATTTTGCTGAAGCATCGGCTAGAGCTAATGGTTTATCAACAAAAGTGTAAAGTGTGGCAATACCTCAGTCATATTTAGATTATCTATCGTCTGCAGAAGTTGAAGGCAATAGCTCTGCTGTATACAAAGATACAGAAGGTCATTTAACTGCTGGTGTAGGGCATAAGTTAACCCCTTCGGAGTTAAAAACCTATAAAGAAGGTGATGAGGTTTCTGAAGATGTACGAAACGATTGGCTAGTAAAAGACGCTGCTAAATCTTACAGAGCAGCTCAAAGGCAAGCTAAAGAGCTAGGGGTTGATGATTCTTTATTTTTAGAAAGGCTAGGTTCTGTTAACTTTCAATTAGGGACAAATTGGACTAAAGAACACACACAGACTTGGGACAAATTAAAAGCTGGCGACTATGAAGGCGCTTCAAACGAGGTGCAAAACTCTAAATGGGCCACACAAACACCTGAAAGAATTGGGCAGTTTCAAGAAGGTCTTGCTTCTTTATCTCAAGGGCAACCCCAACAACAAATAGCTCAAGGACAACCCCAACAGCAAATAGCTCAACAGCAAGCTCCTCAGCAACAATACCAACAGCAAACTCCTCAGCAACAAGCTCCTAAACAGTATTATTCCCCTGACCCTATTTCTGCTAATCCTATTATGGACATGCTTAATAATGCACAAATGGCTACGCAAGCTGTTTCACAAACTTTGGCAAAAGGCCCTATACAAGGTAGCAATACAGCTACTAGCTACGGAGAACAGTTCAGCTCAGCTGTTGAAGGGGGCAGTTTTCAGTTTGCTTCTGACGTACAAAAATTTAAAGCCATTGGTAACCTTTTAACTGGTCGGGACAAAGCTGCTCAAGCTAACTTAAACTGGGCGGATGTATCAGACCAAGACGCCTCAAATGCTTTGGCTCCTTTAGGGTCCCTATCTAATTTTTTAGATGAGCCAAGCTTAGACTCTTTTTTCTCTTCCATAGTTAGAGCAACAGGGCAGTTTACTCCTATGGCTTTAACCTCTCTTATTTCCGGTGGCGGAGGGGCAGTGGCCGGTGTTTTAGGTAAAGCAGGTATGACCGTAGCAGGTAAAGCGGCTTTTAAAAGGCAGTATAGTAATTTAGTAAAGAAAAAATATACAAATATAAATGATAAGATAAATGACAAAGCAGCCTTCAGAACTGGCAGATATGATATAGGTCCAGACGGAGAAGCTATATTAGTAGGTAGTCTAGACCTTATGAAAGGGGCTAAGGTAGGGGCTATAGCTGGGGCATTTGGCCAAGAGTATTTAATAGGGTCCTCTCAAGCTTTAGGAGAATATCAAGAAGCGGGGTATAAATTAACAGCAGAAGAAGCAGCAACAGCATTAGTGCTAGGTGTGCCTCAAGCTTTATTAGGCACCCTATCAGAAGTTAGTTTTGCAGGTGCAATAGGGCGTACCGCGTTACGTGAAGCAGTATCTCAGAGTGGAACAGCCGCTTCAAGGTCAGCAGCATCTCAATTAGTAAGAGACGTAGTAAAAATTACAGCAACCAGTGCGGGTGTAGAAAGTCTTACAGAAGGGGCTCAAGAAGGACTACAAGCTATGCAGCGTCTAAATATAGACCCTGAATTTACAAAGCAAGAAGCTATTATGCGGGTAGCCGAAGGTGCTTGGGCGGGGTTCTTTGCTGGTGGTGCAAGAGGTGGAGTCGGTGGTGCGGCAGCTGGTGTTATTGGTATGGCTAGAGACATGGCTGTAAAAGGTGCTCAATATAGCGCTGATACATTAGCAAGTATGGAAGAAAAGGGGCTACAGTTTGAAGATGCTGATGGTGTTTCAGACTTTTTAGAAGATGTTGTTATACCAGAAGGTGTAAAGGTTGGTGATGAAATAGATATGTATGATGCGCTTGGTAATCCTTATAAAGCTAAAGTTACTGCTGTCTCTGAATCTGGAAAAAGTGCAAAAGTTATAGATCAACAAGGTAAAGAAGTTCTTGTTGAAGGAGCCCCATCGGCTGTATTAAATAATGTAAATAGTCCAGAGTATAAAATTAAAATAGGCCCCAACCAGAATAAACCTGTAAAGCAGTTAAGTGACGAAGAACTGGATGTGGCTATAACATTTGCTGAAGAAAGTCTTAGGGATTCAAAAAATTTATCAAATGCGTCGGGTAATCTTAACGTAGCGTTATTAGATTTAAACGCAATAAAATTAGAAAGAAAAAGGCGAGCGGGTAGTGGCGAAGCAACAACGTCTGGTCCAGTACAAGAAGGTCAAACGCGTCTTAAAGCACAGTTTGAAACCATGCACAAAAATGATAATGGTAAAAATGCAGTGTGGGTTAGTGAATCAGATAGAAAAAACTTTATAGAAGAAGACGTACAACAAACAAGGTACAAAATTGATATTCCAGGTCAAGGTATTCTTTATACAAATGACTCTGACACAGCTACTCTTGCTCAATTGGTAGACCCCAATAATCAAGAAGCCGTTGAAGGTATGTTAAAAACAACTTTAGGCTATAGTAGATTACAACAAGCTGGCGATGGGTTTGTAGTACGAGTAGTTAATAAAGATGGTATTGTTATAGATGAAGAGTCTATTGACTTGCAAGGTAGGGACGCAGCTTTAGCTGCTATGGAAACAAAGTATGGTAAAGATAACCCTAACTATTCTATTACCCATTTAACAAAAGAAGACGCTGTTTACGATAGAAACTTAGAGATTACTAGGTTAAAAAAAGGGGAGAAAAAATCAAGAAGCGCTTTATCTCAAAGAGGCCAAAAACTTACAAAGGGAGAGAAACAAGACATACGGGATCAAGAGTTTGCAGAAGCAGAAGAAGCGGGGTCGTTAGGAGCGTTAGGATCCCCTAAAGAAGCTACAGCTGTAGCTAATGAGGAAATATTTGGTAGGGCAGAAAAAGACGCTTATGAAGGTGATGATAATACCGCCCAAAGTGATTTTCAAATTAAAGGTAAAACTGATTTTGTAAGGAATGAAGATGGCACTGTTTTTGAAGCAAAACCTAGAGGAACTTTTGCCAATGATACCCCTAAACAAAAAGACGTAGAACAATTTAATAGAGAACTAGAACTTGGCGAAATAGACTTAGCGCCAGAAATAAAAGAAAAGTTACCTCAAAGTTTTATAAGAAAGTTTAATAAAATTAGTAGAGAGAACGAAGGCTTGCAGTTAACCATAAGAGAAGGAGCGCTGGGTTATATTATAGCTACACAAACTATACCGGGGGCTCAAGGTAAGTCTTCTGCTCTTTTAGCAGAAGAAGGTGTAAAGGAGGCTAAGCAGTTAGCTAGAGCACAAGCTGTACTAAAAGTAGGCAGCAACACTGAAAAAATAAATGTGGAACTTAAAAAAGGTTGGGGTCTAATAGACAAAGATACTAAAGAAGTTACATACGTAAGTATGGTTCATCTTACTAATGTAGGCAGAAATATAAACGCTAAAAAAGAACGAGTAGACCAGCAATCTGGGGACCTTAGAACGGCAAGGGACGGGTTAACCACAATTCTAGGAGAGGTAGCGGTTAATTATGACCTTCAATACAACGGTAAGACACTAGTAAACGAAATAGTAGACTCTAAAACAGGTGAAATTACATACACCCCTGGAGGCTCTCAAGAAATTTCTAACGCCCCTGCGTATAGTCAAGATGGGCAAATTAAAACAGTAAAAGATTTATTAGGTACTAACAACCAAGAAACTAAAGATGGGGACCCAACAAGTGAACTTTATGAAACAGATTCTGTATCAGAACCTGTTAGAAATGAAGAAGGTAAATTACAATTTACTGAGTCTGGAAGACAAAAAAATAGAAGGGTTGCTCCAAGTGTTTTTGATCCTAACGATCTTTCAAGGGACGAAAATAGAACGTCGGGCCAAATGGAATCTCCAGAAATAAGAACCCCTCAAGTCTTGCAGTATAGAACTAACGAGGCGCAGCTTGACCCCTATACAGCTTCAAGGGGGCCAATAAATGTGTTTGAAGAGGTTGCAAGATTTCAAGCTAGAAAAAAGAAAGGGTTTATTCCTACTAAAAAAGGTATGGCGTTTACGGATGTAGCCGCTGAGAACCGAGAGATAGAAAACGCAAAAGAACTTAGAAAAGAAAATGCTACAGCCGAAGAAAGATTAGAGCTAAGAGGCCCTGAACAAAGTATAGACCCATCAACCGATGCAATAAATGCAGCTTTAGATGAAAATGTGACCGTAAGAGAAACAAAGGTTAGAGAAGATTTAGACGGTAGAGTGTTAAAAGATAAGGATGGTTTTCCTTTATTTGTTAAATTTACGCCTAAAGATAAAAGAACACCTTTAAGAACAAAAAAAGGCAAACAGGCCCGCCCTGCTAACGTCCATGTATCAGCCAGTTTAAATAAAGCTTTGCCGGGAATAAAAGATCTATTTATTAATTTTTCAAAAAGAAATTTTTTCGGGCTGCATAGAGACGTTTATATAATGGATCAAAACGCTAGCGCTTTACAAAAAATAACCAGTTTGTTACCCAAAGAAACTGCAGAAATAGTAAATGCTAAAGCAAAAGAATGGCGTAATAACCCTAATAAAAAAGGCCGTATAGTTAGTATAGGGAATACAGATTTTATTTTTGTTAAGGTTTCCCCAAAAGGCAAAAGAAACGCTGCTTCTTCTCTAGAGTCATATTTAACTTTAGCCCATGAAATGGGCCATGTTATTTTTCTTAATGAACGCGGCAGGTCTCTTGCTAATCCTACATTAAGAACAAAATTAATAGAAGCCTACACAGAAGACAGAAAGTCGGGGGTGTATGACGCTTATAATTTTAATGAGGGTTTTGATGAATGGTATGCGGATCAAGTAGGTACGAGGTTATTAGCAGATGCAGCTACTGATGTGGCTTCAAATGCCCCTAACCGAGTTTTTGTTAATGGTCACTTTAAACAGGTGTTTAATAAAATTAAATCCTTATTTAGAAATGTATCTAACCATATTAAACAACGTTTTAAAACTAATCCGGTGTTTAGTGAATACATAAATACTGTTACAGAGGCGTACAAAACTTCTACTAGAACAGAGTTTAATACTAAGTATGCTCCTCCTAGTTATATAGAAGATGCCTATGTTGCAGACATGGCTGATGATTCTATGCGATTAGCAAAAGCAGCAGGATTAAGTAAAAAAGTAGCTATAAAAGTAAGAGAGTCAGCAAAAAAAATATTAAGCTTGTCTAATAAAAAAGGGGTAGAGTTTATTACTTACGCAGCTGATAATTATTTAGGCACTTTAGGACGAGGGGGTAGTATTCTTAGGGGTATGTTTTATCAACAAAGTCAGACTATTTCAAAAACCGGTAGGGGGTATTTAAATATAAGAAACCCACTAGTAAACCAGTTTGTTGGAGAAATGGCCACTGCTATAGGCCTTACAACTAAAGATAAAACTATAACAGATTCTGCTCGAGCTATTTTATTAGAGGCAGAAGACAACACCATACCTGATAATAAATTAAGTCCTAAAGCTAAAGCCGCAAGACAAGTATTAACTAATTTTAAACGTAATTACTTAGACCGAATGGTAGAAGAAACTGGGCGTACTGACTTATCTTTTAAAGAGTTGTTTGATGAAGACGCTAATGGGGACAAGATAAGCTATTTTACTAGGCAGATTAATGTACAAGAAATACGCGATAACCCTGTAGCTAAAGAAAATTTAGTTAAAGCTTTAGTAAAATATAATGATATGTCTGAAAAATCAGCAAGAGCATCTGTAGACGCTATAATAGCTGACGGCGATGGGGGGTCTATTGAAGGTCTTTCTTCAACTAAAGCAGATGTAGGAAATCCTTATAAATTAGGTATGCCTTCTTCTAGAGAGCGTACTTTAAGAAAAATACCAACAAAAATTTTACGAGAAGGTGGATTATTAATAGCCCCAGAACACGCTATTAGAAAGTACTTTGACAGCGCTATAAAAAGAACAGAGTTTGAAAGAAGAGGGGGCACCGAAAAAGTACAAACGGCTCTTAATTTAATAAAAGACCCGGTAGATAGAGCGCGTGCGGAGGAAACAGTAATGGCTCTATTAGGTAAAAGCGATAGAATATTGCACCCGTGGTTTAAAAACGCCCAGAGCGCGGTATTAACATGGAATATTATAACTTTATTAACTTTTGCTACTTTAGCTTCCCTACCAGATTTAGCTGGGCCAGTACTAAGATCAAAAGATTTTGGGGCGTTAATGCCTGCTGTTAGAACTATAGTTAAAGCCATAAAAGACCCTGCAGAATTAAGAGCGCTAGCAAATGAAATAGGAGTAGTGGCTAGGCAAAGTATGGAGACTATGTATATAAATGGTGCAGAGTTAGAAGCTATGAATGAGGGCTCAAGAAAAATAGCTGAAGGGTTCTTTAAATATACAGGCTTAGAGTGGTACACACAGTTTACTAGAGTATTTGCTACCGGCATGGCGGAACAGTTTTTAATGAAACACGCTAATAGTAAAACCGATACCTCAACTAGATATTTAGCCGAACTTAACGTTTCTAGGGCAGATATATTAAATAGTACAGACCCTGCTACTGGTAAGTTTATGTTTGAAGGTGATAGGGGTCAAAGAGTAAAAATGGCTATGGCTCAGTTTGTAGAAGAGTCTATAGTTAGACCAAACGCTGCTGAAAGACCTACGTGGGTAAATGACCCTAGGTTACAACTAGTATGGCAATTAAAAAGTTTCTTTTATGCTTACGGTAAAAACGTAGTAGGAGGGGCTCTTCGAGAAGGACAAACTAGATGGAACAATGGTGAAGGTATAGGGGGCCCAGCTACTTTATTAGCTTTAGGCGGGTTAACTTTATTACCTTTAACTATGGTTGGTTTAGAGCTAAGAGAACTATCTAAAGATTTATTAGCTAAAGCCTTACCTTTTACTGGCGGTGGAAGTAGAATGTATAGAACGGATAATATGGATTGGCCTTCGTATATTATTGAAATATTTGATAGGTCAGGAGTGTTTGGACCTTGGACTATGCTAATGCCGATGATAGAAGCTGAAAAGTTTGGCGATTCTTTTATAGTTCCACCTTTTGGGCCCACCGCAGAAAAAATAGAAGATTTTCTTGATGAAGGGTTTGCTGGTATTATTGATAGGAGCGTACCTTTATATAGTTCAGTTGGGGGAGTAGGAGCAGGTTTCAGATAATTTTAATTAGGAAAAAAATATGGCATATTCATCAACAATAAAATTAGTAGTCGGGGATACATTCCCAGAGTTAAATTTTTCTTTAAAAGACAGCAATGCTGCAGCTTCAGGTAAAACTTTAGATGAAGAAGATTCAGGTACATGGGGAGCAGTAGCTATAACTAATGGTGCTGTAAAACTTAGAATTAGAGAGGTAGGAGCTTCTACAATAACTCAAACAGTGGCTTGTAGTATAAGTAGTGGCAGTGGCGGTACATGTATAGCTTCATTTAGTACTGCAGCATTTCCTACTGCGGGCACGTATGAAGGAGAAATTGAATTTACAACTAGCTCGGGTAAAGTACAAACAGTGCAAGATTTAATTAAATTTATAGTGAGGAACGACTTTGACTAAGAAAGGTTTATACGCAAACATACACGCAAAAAAAGAAAGAATTAAAAAAGGCTCTAAAGAGAAGATGAGGAAGCCTGGGTCAAAAGGCGCCCCCACCGCTAAAGCTTTTAAAAAGTCTGAAAAAACAGCAAAGAAAAGGAAAAAATAATGGCTAAAGGCATGAAACATTACAAACGAGACGGGACTGAATATAAGGGTGGCTCACATAAAATGCCTAATGGAGATTTACACTCAGGTAAAACTCATGGTAAGACCAGCCAAAAGTTATTTCATTTTAAAAACCTAAGTAAAAAAGCAAAATTAAAAACTAAAAAATAATGCCAGCAAGAAAAAGAGAGACCCCAATACGAAAAACTACTAAGGGTAAAGGGGCTAATTATCGTAAAACTAAATCTGGTGCAGGGATGACAGCTAAAGGTGTTGCTGCGCATAATAGAGCTAACCCTGGATCTAAATTAAAAACAGCAGTTACAGGTAAAGTTAAAAAAGGTAGTAAAGCTGCAAAAAGAAGAAAGTCTTATTGCGCAAGATCAGCAGGTCAAATGAAGAAATTTCCTAAAGCTGCAAAAAATCCTAATTCTAGGCTAAGACAGGCTCGTAAAAGGTGGAAGTGCTAAATGGCTTTTAAAGCGGTAATAAGTTTTGTAAAATTAACAGTAGTAGTTAGTGAAGTAAAACTAGCCTCTATAGTTAACTATGTAAATTTGTCAGCCGCTGACATACTTATAGACGCTTATAGTATTAACCAATGGTGGTTAGCAGACTCAGATTTATTTGATACAGGCACTAGCAATTACAGAGCAAGAATTACATTTGCTGATGCACAGGCTCTTTCTAATACTAAATTACTACAAGAAGCTTTTCAATTAACAGAAGTTGTAGGTAAAAGTGTAAACAAAGGATTTACAGAAACCCCTTCTTTAGCAGACGTTGATATATTAAATATAGGAAAAAATCTTACTGAAACCCCTTCTGTAGCAGACGCTCCTTCTTTAAATCCTGGGAAAGTATTTGTTGAATCAGTCTCTATATCAGATGTTGATATATTTAACTTTGGTAAAAAACCTTCAGACTCTGTTTCTGCAACAGATGTAGAAGTACTTAATTTTGGTAAAAACCCTTCAGACACACCTACAATCTCAGAGTCTTTGGCTCGTGTAGTAACGTATGTAAGGGCAATTTCGGATTCTTATGCGCTTGACGACTCAGCAAGTGCATCAGATGACCTTAGCACTGCTACAGGTCTAAATAAAAATAATGTTGTAGGTGTATCTGATTCTTTAGCTTATGCTATGAGTTGGGTAGACACACTTGCAGATTCTTTTTCAATGTCAGAAGCTACTGCTGTAGCGTTTAGTAAGGCTCTTACTGAAACGCCAACAATGTCAGATGCCCCGACAAAAAGTTTTAGCACATCTTTTGCAGATAGTGCTACGATTTCTGAGTCAATATTGGTAGAATTAATAATAGGTAAAGGCGCCAAGCTTAATCAGTCTGGATTAAACGTAGTTACTTTGAATTCTTAATTATAATTAAAGAGGAAAAATAATGTCAAATGTAAATGAACAACTAGAAATAACGGGGCACTTACAGATTTGTCTGAACGACAAACTTGTGCGTGACATCCCGAATTTAGTAGTTACTGCGGGTAAAGTTTTTGTTGCCGCCAGAATGATTGGTACCAGTGTTGGTGTCATGAGTCATATGGAAGTTGGAACAGGAACCACTAACCCAGCAGCAGGTAACACAGCTTTAGAATCAGTAGTAAGTAGTAGTAGAACAGCGTTCACTACTAGCGCAGCTGTATCAGGCGCGGTAGTTACTTATGTAACTGCTTTTGGAGCAGGTGTTGGTACTGGTGCTTTAACAGAAGCTGGTATTTTTAATGCTAGTTCTGGTGGTACTATGTTATGTAGAACAGAGTTTGATGTAGTCAATAAAGGCTCAGCAGACACAATGACTATAACTTGGACTGTAACTGTTAGTTAAAAATCGGAGTAAGGTATGGGCGCTTTATATACAAACAACGCCAAAACTACTCTTTCGGCTGATTTAAATAACAGCGCTACATCTTTAGGTGTAGCAAGTAGTTCTGGCTTCCCTAGCTTAAGTGGGAGCCATTATTTCTATGCTACCTTAGATGATCAGACGAACCTGGAAGTTGTTAAAGTTACTGCTGTATCAGGCACAACTTGGACAATAGTAAGAGGTCAAGATGATACGTCAGCTAGAGCATTTAGCTCCGGCGATACTATTGAGTTAAGGCTTAACTCTGCGTTATTAACAGACGTAGTTAATGAAGCGCTTGCATCTTCTTTTACTAGACAAGCGTTTGAGGGAGATGGTTCCGATACTACCTTTACTTTAAATAAAACACCTAGCAACGAAAACGATTTAATTGTTTTTATCGAAGGTGTATTCCAAACTCAAAGTGCTTACAGCCTTAGTGGTACTACTTTAACTTTTTCTGCAGCTCCTGCTGATGGAAGAGAAATAATTGTATACCACGTCAGCGCAGCAGTATCTGGAGACAGTCTAGCTTTAAATACATACGCAGGTGACGGCAGCACGGTAGCATTTACTATGTCTGTAGATCCGTTGTATGAAAATAACACTATGGTGTTCATTGATGGGGTTTACCAGAATAAGTCTACTTACGCGACTTCTGGTACGACACTTACATTTGACACGGCCCCTGCTAATGGTACGGCTATAGATGTTACTACACATACACAACAACTGGTAAACGTTCCTGTAGACGCTTCTGTTAGTACAGCTAAACTAGCTGATGACGCAGTTACAGTAGCTAAGATGGCGGTCAATTCAATTGACTCAGATCAATATATTGATGCATCTATAGACACAGCGCATATAAAAGATGCTCAAATAACTACAGCTAAGATTGCTGCAGACGCAGTAACAGGTGCAAAAATAGCAGATAACGCTGTAGTAACAGCAAACATTACAGACGGTAATGTAACAACAGCTAAAATAGCAGATGATCAAGTTACGCTAGCTAAAATGGCTGGCCTTGCCCGTGGTAAAATAATTGTTGGTGATAGTAGTGGTAACCCTGCTGCTTTAGCGGTTGGTTCAAACGGACAAGTTCTTAAATCAGATGGTACAGATATATCTTGGGGAACTGACGCTACAGTTGCGGCTCTTACTAGTGAACAAGTACAAGACATAGCAGGCGCTATGTTCAGCTCAAATACTGAAACCGGTATTGCGGCTACTTACCAAGACGGTGATGGAACTATAGATTTGGTTATTGGTGACGACACTATTGTTAGTTCTATGTTAGATACTAATATAGATATTGCGGGTACGTTAGACGTGACAGGAGCTACTA